AATGCGGTACTAGCGGCCCAAGCTGCTACTGCCATTACGGTTCAAAGACTTGGCGGAACGTTGCCTGAATTGTGGCGCGATTTAAGTACGGAATCGACTTACTCCACTGCTCGCAAACAAACTTAGAAGCACTGCCTTCGCCAGGGGGCGTGAAATCAAAGCTGGCATAGTCCGCAGCTCGTGCATCCAAGAACGTTTCGATCGTGTCGGCATCAGTCTCTGACACCTCAAACGTTAGGTTGAAAACCTTGGGGTTTTGGTTAATGCCATACGTCAACCTGGCCTCATAGCCATCACCAAACTGCACCTTACGGATGTTTGGTGCGCTGCGCTTTTGCAGCCCATACGTTGGTGTAATTGAAGGGAAGGTGGCCATTAGCGTGCGAGGAGACCGCCGGGGCGTTTCTGCTTCACCAGTTCTTGCTGCACAGCGATGCCGATTACCTTGCCAAGCTGCGAAGCCTGATCAGCATCACCTTCAACAGACGAACCAGAAGCATCCACGTTCACAACTACGTTAGCGCTGCCCATTGCGTTGTTTGGAACGATATTGCCCTGCGCTCCAGGGATAAACAACTCGGGGCCACGCTCGCCAACCATGTAGGGACGACCTGCGCCAACCGCTCCACCAAGCGCTTTTCCGGGAGGAGGAAGAGGCGGCGGTGGCGTTAGCGGAGGGAGTTGAGGGGCGCCTTCATACCGGCCACCTGGCTTCATCAAGGCATCAAACGGATTAAAGATTGAACCCATCAGCTGGCTAATGCCTAGCCGCAATAGCTGATTGCCAATCTGCCGGAGCACATTAGAAGCAACTTCACCCAATGTCTTGGTCTTGTCCACCGCAGCAGAAATTGCTTCGACGACACCCGTCTCAATGCTCTGACCAATCTGCTTGTAAACGCTTTGAAGCTCTGCCGTTTTTGCCTTTTGGATCCTCAGGTTTTCATTCAAAGCTTCTTCTAACGTTTTTCTGTTTTTAATTTGCTTGAGAAGATCTTCATAAACCGCAACTTCATCAAGCCCGGCTTGACCCATAGCCGCTTCCAATGTGGCTAGCTTTTCATCGAGTAAAAATTCTTCCTCTTTACCTGTTAATTTTGCCCGAAGCAAAGCAATTTCACGATTTAAGTTATCGCGAGCAACTTCTCCTTCTGTTCGCGTTGTTGCAAACGTTGCCATCCGTTCCCTAATTTGAAGCTGGTTTAGCAGCTCTGCACTTTTTAGCTGCTCTGTTCTCAGCGACTGATTCTCCAGTTCATTTATCTTTCTCACTCGGTCTTCGTACTCGAATTGTATTTGCAGTAGATCTCTTGCTACATCGCTGCCAGCCTGACGCAGCTCAACCTCGCGAGAAAACTCTCTAGCCAGGTCCTGCGCCTGCTTAAGCTCATTAGCTTTTTGCTCTGCAGTTTTTTCGCTTTTCTTGACGCCCCGGCCAAGAGCTTTGTTAATACGTTCTTGAAGTGTTGCAAGGTCTCTAGTTCTGTCGTTTTCCAGCCCTTTCAAGGCCAAAACAACAGCTCGGGCGTCAATTTCTCCGTCATTAAGACGCTTAATTATGGCTGCTTTTTCAATCTTAAAGTCAAGTTCGATCTGCTCCTTTTGCAGCTCTTGAACTCTTTCGCTAGTAAGGTCGTTGCCAGCAGCAATTACTTTTTTCTCTAGCTCGTACTGCTCAAGCGTTTTGAGGTTCATCGCTTTTACATTTTCTCGAACCCGAAGATTTTGAGCCTCAATAATAATTGCAGCCTGCTGTTCTTTTCTAATTTGCTCTACAAGCTCTAGCTCTTGTTTACGAAGATCTCTGATTGCTTGCCGGTTTTGCAGGTCATTCATTCCTCCAAACTGATTGTCATACGTTCGCATACGCTCTGTTATTTCACCGCGAACCGCTTTGAGCCTTGGGTCTTCAGATACTTGGGCTTGACCCACAGCAGACGTTGTTTTTAGGAAATCCGCAGCAGCCCTGGTCAACGGCTCTAACGCTGCTGCAATAGTGGCAAATGCTTGAGAAGCGACTTCAGCAGTCGCATTCCCAAAATCCTTGCTTGCTGCTCCAAATCTTTTTAGTGCGGCAACGCCATCCGCTCCAACAACGCGGGTTAGTTCGGCGGTCGCAACCTCAAGCGCCCTGTTTTTTTCTCCCAGTTCTTCAATGGTTTGAATGTGCTCCAGTGTTGCAGTGTTGGCAAGGCCAGCGGCTACAGCAACAGCTTCAAAATCCCCAGAAACAGGATCAAGTGCCTGACCAAGCACTGCCGCCTGTGTGATCATTCGATCGACAGAAGCGCCAAGCACTTGCATTCCGACGGTTAAGCCGGAAAACATTTCTCCGCTTAAGCCACCACCAATCAAACCGCCTAATGCTTGACCTGGGCCACCGCCAAACAACAGCGGAAAAGCACCGCCAGTGATTGCAGCATTGAATTTTTGCCCCCTAGTCCTTCCTCCGCCAAGCATTTTTTGGCGAGCAGCAAGCCTTTTCTCAGCGGCTTGATCCGCAGCCAGCCTTTCTTTGTTTGCTTTTCGATCAGCTTGCAGCTGCTCCTGCGTATTACGCAGCTTTTGTTGCGCTAAATTCTCTTCTCTTTGACTCTCCTGTTGTAAAGCAACAAGCCGATCGTTGTCATAAGATTTTCTAATTTTTGCAGCGTCGTCATTTAATACACGTATCTTCTTCAAGTCATTGAGACGCTGAAGATTGTTAGCCCTTGCTTCTATTGCAGCCTGCTTTTCATCTGCAATTTGCTGCGCTACAGCTTTTTGTTCAGCTTCAGCTTGTTTTTGTTGCTCAACTTTTCTGTCTCTTGCATAACTTGCCCTGATCTCAGCTCCCTGCTTCAGCATGGAGTCGAGTTTCATCTGATCGCCAGCAAGCTTCAACAGCTGCTCACGACCGCCTTCATAAAACTTTTTTAGACCACCTTGCTTCTCAAGCCTTTTCGTTACAGAAATAATGTTCAGATACGCTGTATCTACACCTTCAAGCTCTCTCTTGAACTGCTGAAGCCTATTAAGACCCTTTAGGCCAACCTCAATATCTACGTTGTAATTAGCCACAGGGCGAAACGCAGGAAGTCTCGCCTCAGTCTATCGCGATGCCATTGTTCGCGCCCCTCTGCCTGTCTTGGCTCGATCCATCACCCTTTCTTCCTCCTCTGACTTCAGCTCATAAAAAGCTGCCCAGCCGATCAACTCTTCCCTGGTCAAATGAACCGTCAGCTGGGCCACCGTCATTCCCAGCTCCTTCGCTAGGAAAAATATAAACAGCCAGTCGTTCCTAGCTTTTTAGGTCTGCCTTCGCTTCCTCCACCTTGTTTTCCGCGCCGGAAGACAGCATTGCGAGCTGGATGTCCTGCAACACAGACGCTTCAACTGCGTTCTTCAACACAGCCTTTTCACCATCCTGGAAAAGACGCTTGCCATCAGCGTCGAGAGCTTTCTGCATCATCATGTTGAGCGCGAAATCACCGGCATCGTCAGAGTCGGTTTTCTTTTGAATCGACTCGCGCTCACTAATCGTCAATGGATGCCAGTAGACCTCAAGAACAATCTCGCCGTCAACCTCTACAGCGTGCTTGTAAAGCTGGCTAACGCCAAACTTGTTACGAAGAAGTTCTGACGCCCGCATACAAAAGAGTTATTTGATCTAACTATACTACGCTACAGCAGTAAATTGACAAGAAATAATCCCCAAATAGTGTGGCCGATCCTCAAGATTCAAGACATTTGGGCCGCTAATGTCTGTCACGCGAGGAACAGTGCTGAACGTGTCAACGTACCCAGGGGCATTCACTGAGGTGAGCCCATCAATCACCGCCTCACTCAAGCTAGACAACACCGACGTTCCAGCGCTGCGTGGCACGTAAACATTGCACTGGACGACACCGCTGTAGTAATCCGACGCCGCTCCTTGATTCTGCAGCGTTGACTGCGTAAAGCTAATCGTCATAGTGATGTATTTCTTGGTCTTCCCCGGAGTCGTGTAGGCAACGTTGTCGTAAACCATTAACACCGTGTTATCAGCTGCAGAAACAGCGTCAGTTACAGCTTTTTCAAAAGCGGCACGAGCGTTTACTAGCGTCATGACTTCCTACCTCGCAGAACTGGAGTGTACTTAACAGAACGGCGAGTCTTGCTGGGACGATCACTGATGCGAACATCGCCCATATCGCGAACATCGCCAAATCCTTTGTACTCCTGAAACGCTTCGTTCACCCTTTTGCCAATCTCACCCTGCACATATCGCTGAACGGAGCCGCCTTCCAAAGCGTATGCCCTGTAGTAAGTGGTGTTGCCGATGTAGACCGTTCTACGAAAATCAAACTCTCGATTGATAACGCCTTTTGTGTATCTTCGTGTAATCTCTCCACGCTCAAACGGAGGACAAGACGAATCAGCCTTAGGAACTCCGCCTTTAGAACGGGCATCGTTTTTCTTTTCTAAATTACCCCAGTAAGCCTTTCCCCATTCTTCACTGCCGTCAATTCCACCCTTGCCTTTACGGTTTTTGTCGCTAACTTCTTTTGGCTCTCGCTCAGGACGTGTATATCCGGCTGTCCAGCTGGACGCAAAATAACCGGTATGCACAGGGCTTGCGCCGCCTTCCGCTTCATCCGTACCAAGCTCGACAACAGTATTTTTAACAAACCGATTGAACGAGTCAAAAAAGAAGTTTTCTACTTCGTTGAAAACGATGTCACTGTTGTAGTCTTTTCCTTTGGCCATCAGAACCTCACCTGCACGATATACAGATACTCTTGATCGCCCTTGTAAGTACGAAACTCGATGATTTGAGCCACACGGTTGGAACCCGCATATTTCAACGTAATTTCGTCTTCCAACGTTGGTTGGCTATCGCCAATCTGATCGGGAGTGATATAAAGCTTGGCCTGACGTGACTCTCGCCCTTCTTGCTCCTCGGAGTTTACGAACTCAAGCGGTGCATCAAACGAGTAGGCCGTGTCAGTCGTCGTCAGCGCTCCAGTGCTGGTGTTATAGGTCGGAGACGCTTTGCGGGTGTATGTAATTGTGTGGTCAAACGATTTGCCTAGATCAGCAACAACCGTCTTGGCAACGCTTTTGAACAGACTGTCGAGCGCTCCTGCCATCTCAACCCCTCACAACGCGGACAGAATACGAACCGCTACCACCAAGGCAATAAGCCCCAAGATAAGACTGCAGCCAAGGATAAACGTCGAATACGTTATTAACAGTTCCGGTAGCTTGACTAGAAGTGTTGTACTTAACTTCCATCTCACCGAGCTTGACCGATTCGTATAACCCCGTATCGCCGGTAGTCCCTGTAATCGAGTCCGTGTCATTGGCTAATGCGTTAGCTAGCTCATAAGTAGCGTATTTAATGTCGTTTGGAATGCTGGTGCAAACCAATTCCACACGATCCACGTGGTAATTGTTGCGAGGCCAGCTCAGCGCTTGGTTGTCATCGCAACGATCACCGTAAAAATTCAACGTGTCGATCCAGCGCGTTGCGGAGATCAGCGCTCGATTCTTTGCATCATCAGACTTGTTGTCCCACTGCGTGCTGCTTGGGACGGTTTCAAAATACGTGTTGGCTTCCGCCAACGTCACAAAGCTGTTGGCTGTTTCGCTCTTCAAGGTAGCGTTGATGGTTGCGGCCACGGTTTACCTACCTACCTTTTTCATTGCCATTTTATGCGCTTCGGTGAAGGTCTT